TATTGCCAAAAATCCTTATGTTACAAATCCTGAATCTGAAAAAACCCTAATTGAAAAAGAAAAAGAAACACAAATAAATGATATCGTTGGAGAAAGTTATGAGTAATTTTCAATCCTTAATTAATAACGCCTGTTTGTTTTTCGACATTGATAAATCTGATTTTCAAAAAAAACAAAGATTGTCAGTTGAAAAACTATATATAGTTGTTGCTGTTTATTTTATAATGTATAAAAAAAGCACAGATATTGAAATTCAAAAACACATCAATAAACATAGAATTACTTTTTATCACTATCGAAAAATTATCAAAACAGAATTTGCAAAAATTTATCCAATAATTAAAAAATTACAAAATGAAGAAAAAGAAACTAAACAATTTTTTAGCTAAATTATACTTTTGCATTTTTAAAATCAGTTTGAAACTAAATTGTAAAAAATTATTTATAATTGTTTTGTCAACTTCTTATCAAAATTTGATTAGCTCCAAAGAAATAAATTTAACTCAATTATTTGAAAGCACTCAATTATTTTGCAAAAATTGTTCAATCATAGGAAGTGGTTATATTGATAGATATTATTATCTGAATATTTATCAAAAAAGGAAAACAAAATATTATCAAATTAGATTTATTAGAGAAAGATATCTATATGATGAAGGTAATGTAGGAAGATTTGGACTAATACCTGTATTTAATGACATTAAAAAATGACAAATTACGAAAAACAAATACAAAAATTTGAAAAGCTTCTGTCGAAATTACAAGGTAGCACAATGTTTTCTTTTGAAAAAGAATACAATAAACTTTATTATCAATTAGCAACGATAATTAATGCCTTAGAAATTTCGGATGTAAAATTGTTAAAGAATGCTATTTTGTCGATTGAACGAGAATTTAATACGAAACTACGAACAATCACATATTCAAATATTACGAATAGTCAAAATTTGGCTTACAAAAAGTCAATATATGAATTAGAAAGTATTTTGTTGCAAGTTGGATTAGAAACTCAATTATTAAATCAAACATTAAATCTTTATTCAAATAAAGTAAAAAATCGAATAAATAAACAATATATTTCAAATAGAATTTGGAATATAAATAAAGTTTTCTTTGACGAAATAAAATCAGAAATTGATAAAGCATTATTAACAGGCTTAAGCAATCAAGAATTAGCAAGAAAGTTAAAAAGAATGATTAAAAGTTCTTTGCCACAAGGTCGAGGGATTTATAAAAGTGCTTTAAAAAATGCGACTAGATTATCAAGAACTGAAATAAAAAGAGCTTTCCAATTTCAAGAGCATTCTCAAATTAAACAAATTCCATTTGTAAAAGGAATAAAAGTTAATTTATCAGCATCACACCCTACTTATGATATGTGCGATGAATTGAAGGGCATTTATCCTCCTGATTTTATTTTTGGCGGATGGCATCCAAATTGCTTATGTTATACAACAGTAGTAAAAGCCAACAACGCAAAAATCAAAGATATAATTAAAAATGGCGGTCAAGTAGAGCCACTTGAAATGCCAAAAAATTATTACACATATTTAGATAAGCATAAAAAAAGATTTGCAAAGAAGCCACCTTTGTTCGTTACTGAAAACTCAAAATTTAACAAATAATGGAAGAAAAACAAAAAGAACTCGAATTATTGATTTATAATTTTTTGACTGAAAATGACTTGCAATTCGTATTGCATTCAAATAGAGATGAAAATTATATTAAGATAGATATTGAAAAAAATCTATTAAATGAAGATGACAACAAGGGGAAAGTTTCGCAAAGTTAAATGTAGATAAAAATCTATTATAAAAATGTTTTAAATCATGTTTTTAAATTATTTTTGCATAATAATATAAAATTTACAGTTATGGCAGAAGAAAAAACAACAGTTATCGAAAATCAAGAGAATGAAAAAACAGAGAGCAAGGCAAAAGAAGAGAACAAAATTGAATCAACTGAAAATCATAATGAATTAGAAGATTTAAAAAAAGAAATTGCAGAAGCTCAAAAATCACTAGCTAATTCGGAAAATCAAAAAGAATTAGAAAAAGGGATGAAACCTTTTTTAGATGTGTTAGAAAAAATGAATGATAGACTAGAAAAATTTGAAAAAAATCAAAAGACACAAAAAAACGAAACAGTTTTAAATTCTGAAATTTCTAAATATGCAAAGGAAATAAATTTGAGTGTCGCAGATTTTAAAAAAATAACAAATTTTAATCCCGAAACCTCGACAGCTGAAAGTATAAAAAAATCTTTTGAAACAATGAAAGATTTTTATTTAAAAAATGCAAATCCAAAAACCGGGAAAAAAGACCCTGAATTGGAAGCAAAAAAATATTCAAAATTATTAGAAGATTATGACAAAATATTAACAACTTAAAACAAATAAAATGGACTTAAACAATTATTTAAACGAATCAATGCTTGAGGCAGCTGTTTTGAAAGACAATACGGCAAGAATTTATAGTTTGCGTCAAAACATTCCGTTTACTTTTGCAAAACACACATCTTTTAATGTGTCTCCAAATTTAAATGCAGTTATTACGAATGCAGACAACAGCGTTGCAGCTGCAACAGTTCAATCTTTTGACAGCGAAGGGAAATTACAAGCCAGAGGGACTATTTCAGAACTTAACCTTTCTAAATATCCTATTACGCATGCTCGTCAAATGAAAGAAAAAGAAATTCTAAATCTTTCACATTCCCTAAAATTGTCAACTTCTCCAGAAGCTATAATTTTAAAAACGATGTACGATGATAAAACAGCAAACGACTTAGGTATTTTAGAGCGTTTTGAAGATATGTATTTACAACTTTTATCAAATGAAGGCGTAATTACATTAAATGCTACTAACAACCTGGACGGACTTTCTACAACAATTGATTATAATATTTCGCCTGATCACAAAAAACAAGCTGCTGTAAAATGGTCGACTACTGGGACAGCTGACCCTATTGCTGATATTAATACAGTACTAGAAGCAGCACATGAAGAAGGAATTTACCCTGATACTATATTTATGGATATGTCAACATTTACAGAAATGAAAGCAACTGACGCGTTTAAATCTCTTTATGTTACTTATGTTGGAAATGGAGTGACAGCAAGATATGCAGGGATTGACCAAGTAAATGAATTTTTTACAGGCGTTGGTTTGCCTACGATTGAAATCATTACCGATGCTGTTAGAGTTGTGAATGGGGCTGGAAATAAAGTAAAAGCTAATTCGTGGAACTCAAACTTCGTTTCTTTTGGCACAAGCGGACAACACGGCAACATTGACACAGCAACCGCTCCTGACGATTTATTTAAGGGACGCACAGATGTGGTTTGGAAAACTGATACTAAAACTGGAATTATGAACATCGTGAAGAGTTCATTAGACCCGATGGAAATTAAACAAACAGGAAAAGTTTTTGGCTTAGTAAATTTACCGAAAGTTTATGATATGTTTTATTTAGAAATAGAATTTTAAAAAATGACTAATTTAGAAGCATTATCAAGTATAACTCCATTTTCTGCAAATTCTCAATTATTTCAAAAAATATTGATTGATTTGGATATTGCGGAAAATGGGACTTATTCAGTGACAGGAAAAAATGAAATAGATTATGCAAGTGCGTTAGCGTGTAAGTATATTGTTTCAAATCCTAATTTTTCAGAAGGAACTTTATCTGTTACTTATGACAAAAAAGAATTGATAAAATATGCAAATTCTATATTTTCAAGATTAAACAAATCAGAAGAAAAAATTATTACAAATACCATAAATTTTATATAAAATGGCAACAGAAAAAAACAGAGGGTGGTACGAATCAGCGGAATATCCTGTAAATATTCAAACTATTTTAGACCAACCAGATAGTAATATATTAAATGAGGGCTTACCCTTATTTATAGAAAATGAATCAGTAACTGATTACTTTCGCGTAGGTACTTGTTATGAAAGTGTAACAGGGACAGAGGTGAAGTTTTACAAAGACCACACCCTGAGTGTTGGCGATACAATTAACGGAGTTTTAATTTCGGATATTAACACTTCAAATGCAGACTACGACGTAATTACAGTAGCATCAGCCAATTTCGTAGTAGGAACAAATTATAGTGTCACTCCGACATCTTTATTTAATGCAATTTCATATAATGATACAGATTTAACTAAAGTATCAAGTGTTCTCGTAAAAAAAGGCGGATTTATTAGAACAAATTATATTCCAAATAAATGGCATGCGGCAGTGACAAATGTTCTTTTGAGTTCAAATTTTATTGACGGTAACCCAACCTCAACGGCATTTGAAAAAGGATATAAAGAATATATGGCAATATTATCACAAAGTGGGACAAATCCTCCTACGGCGATAGAATTGAAAAATGACTTTAATTCAGACGTTGAGTTTTTGTATGTGAACACAGGGGCTTATCAAATTAAAATTGAAGGAGAATTAACATTAGGCAAAACAACGACTTCATTTGGAGCTCCAAATTGGGACGGATTAGAAGGTTTTATTTTAAGCGGCCAAGACGGCGATGCTGACTGGACTTATATAATGACTAAGGATATTGGAGGAAATTCGCAAAATGGAATGTTAGTTGATGTTTTAATTCATATTATTGTGAAAAATTAAATATATTTTTTGTGATAAATAAATTATTCAAAATATACTATTCACAGGTGACCATCAACGAAAATGGTGAGCCTGTGAATGTATCTAGTTTTATTGATATTTTAGGACACATTGAAACAAAATCAAACAAAACGATTTTGCAAGATGAAGGAAATACAAATAAATATTATTTATCAATTCGTATTACAGATTCGAGTTCAATAGCAAAAATAAATGACCAAATAAATGATATAGATTATTTATTGGTTGAGAACAAAAAATATACAGTTGCAGAATTAAGAAAATATCAAACGCACATTGAAATTTTTACACAATGATACAAAAACTTTTTTCAAATCTAGATTTACAAAAAGATATTGACGAGTTTTTGGAAGCAAAAGCAGAAGAAACCATTTCAGTTTTCTCAAGCATTGGAATTGACATTGTGAATGATGCAAAAAATAAAGGAACATACAAAGATTTTTCGAGCAATTTGCGTAGTTCGGTAGGTTTTAAAATTTTTCATCAAGGTTCAAATGTTTATGATTTATTTAGCGGTAAAAATTCAGAAGGAATTGAAATCGGGAAATCAGTTGCCGAGCAAAATAAAAAGGGTAAGGATGTGCAGTTAGTTGTTACAGCAGGAATGGAATATGCCGAAAAAGTAGAAAAAAGACACGATGGCGGAGTTTTAAACAATTTTATAGATTTACCAAAGATAGAAAAAGAAATTAAACAGTTACTGGAATGACAAGTATAACAGACACTACAAAGTTTTTTTACGATTTATTAAACGTATCTAGTTTAACAGATTTGTTGAGTGGTGGCGTTTATCGGAATCAACGACCAAAAAATTCAACCAGTTCAGATGTTGTAATAATACCCCGATTTATGAGTGGAACAGGGGCGAAAAATGTGAACAATGGACAAGCTCAAATAGTAGTTATTCTGCCAAAAATTGCAGGTATTCCAGATTTAAAAAAACAATTGGCAATTGAAAACGCAATTATAGATATTTTTGCAAATTCAATAAATAAACAAGAATCAAATAATTTTTATTTTGAATTATTACAAACAACAGAACATGATAATTATGATGGACAAACATTATTTAGTTCATTATATTTAACATTACAAATTCATAAACCTTAAAAAAAAATAATATGAAACAAAGAGATTATAATGTATCTTTCGTTGGATTTGGAGACGTTCTAGAGACGTCTGCAGATTTAACACCGAATGGCGTAGACGCTATCACATTTCAAGAGATGACAAACGTGACGCCTGGTACATTAAAAAATGTATCAGACGAAAACGAAATTACAGATTTTCAAAATGCAGAAGATGATAAAATTGATTTTTCTGTTATATCAAAAGAAGGTGCAAAGAAATTTGAATTTCAAGTTTTTGACGTAGATTTTCAAAATCTGCTACTTGCATTCGGAGGGTCAGTAACAGATGGTTATTGGAAAGCGCCAATTGCAACTTATGGGGGAATTGAAAAATCTCTTAAAATCGTTTCCCGAAGTGTAAATGGAATTAAAGCGGTAAAATTCTTTCCAAGAGTGAAGGTAACAGCAATGAATGTCGGAGAATATACTGGAGATGCAACGAATGATATTAAATTTTCTGTTACAATATTAACTCCAACAGACAGTTCGACAAGTACTACTTTTTCAAATGAATTAATATATTCAAAAGCAAATCCCCCAATGTCTGCGACTTATGTAGCTTCAACTGGTGTTTTAACTTTTGATTATATTGACGGATTTGGCGAAGCAACAGATTATGAATATACAGAAGATGCAGGGGGTAGCTGGCTTACATGTGCAATGAATCCTGATAATATTTCGACCTCATTGGCGTCAGTAGGTCTTAGAGTGAAAAAATATGCAAGTTCAACAATGTCAGAAGCACAATGGCAGGAATCAACAACCTTGAATGTAACCGTAATTTAAAAATCATGGCAAAGCAGAAAAAAACATATATTAAAAAAACGAAAGTTAAGGACGCTGAAGAAAAAGTAATTGAGCAAAAAAAAGAACTTGAAAATGTGCAATTAGCGAAAGTTAAAATTGACGTTTCGGGTTTTGAAAAAGCAAAAGTTACAAGTGTGAGAAATAAAAATGATTTAAATTTATTATTAAAACCTAAATATTTGCAATTATGTAAAAAAATTGGTGTTAATGAAGTAGATAGTTATCTTGGTTATTCTGATGAAATTAAAACTCTTAGTTATGAAAAAGTAGAAATATTAAATAAAGAGTTAAAAGATTTATTTATTGAGTTCGCTGAGATTTACGGCATAGATAAATTAAAATCAAATTTAAAGTAAAAATTTCGTGACTGTAATTTTTCTTAGGGCAGTTAAGTAATTGACTGTCCTTTTTTTTTACAGTTAAATAAAAAAAAGTTATGAAAAAAAAAATTGACAAAATCACGAAAAGCTTAAATTCAATGAATGATAAAGAAATCGAAAAAAAACACGAAAAACTTTTTTTCAAGTCAGGATATATTAAAGATTTTGAAGTAGAAATTTCAATTGATAATCCAACTTTTTGGCAAAAAATCACACGGCAATATTTGAGAAATTACAAAATAAAAGCTTTGACTTTAATTAAAATTACAGAAATAACCAGTATTTTAATTGATATCCCAAATTTTACAGAGGATTTTTTTAAGAAAATGGAAAGTCCTGCGGAAGCAATTTTATTTATAAATGAACATTCAAAAAAATTAGCTCAAATAGTTGGAGTTTTATTAAATGAAAAATTTACTTTCTTGATGCGAAATTTAACCCCTAATGATATTTTTCAGATAATGCAAAAAATAACTGAATTGATTGATGTTGAAAGTTTTTTTGGCTCTTTGGGGTTGTCGAAAATGAAAATGAATCTTCAAAAAGATTAAACTTTTATAAATTAGCAGGCGTTTGTATGAGTGAATTAAATTTGAGCTATGATGAAGTTTTTTACAAAATACCATTTCATCATTTAATTTTCCTAACAACGTCGTTAAATCCCGATTTGAAAGAACAAATCAAAGCTAACAATTTTGTAATTGAAAAACAATATAGTAATAGAATTGCACCTGCTTTTAATTTTTAAAATATGGCATTAACAAAAAACAATTTAGTTTGGCAAGCTCGTTTGGATTCATCTAAATTAAAAAAAGATATAGGGGGCTTAAAAAATCGTTTCAACAAATTAACAGCTAATTTAGGTGGAATGACAAAAGCACTAGCAGGCGTTGCGGCTGGAATTATTGCAGTAGGTGTTGCATCGTGGAAACTTGCGAAGGCAAATATGGAACTTGAAACGACACAGGCAAACTTGCAAGCAATTTTAGGTGCAACAGCAAAAGAAATGGAATGGTATAGGGAAACAGCGGTAGAATTATCGAAAACCAACACGCAATCAGCAGTTCAGATAACTAATTTAATGAAAGTTTTAGGAAGTCAAAAACCTGAAATTTTGGGTAATGCTGATGCGATGAAGCAACTGACCGAACAAACTATCATCTTGTCAGATGCAAGTGGTTTACTTGCAGAAGATGCAGGAAAATCATTGACAGGTGCTTTAAATCAATTTGGGGCAAGTGTTGATGATGCAAGTCAATTTATGAATGTATTGGCAGCAGGGGCACAAAAATATAGTGCAGATATTCCATATTTAAGTGCTGCAATTGAAAAAAGTGGTAAAGTTGCAAGTGATGCAGGTTTAAGTTTTGAACAAACAGTTGGAGCATTAGAAGTATTAGCCCCCGCATTTTCACAGCCAACCGAAGCAGGTCGGAATTTTAAAAATACACTTTTAAATCTGCAAAAAGCAGGAGTAGGCTATCAAAGTGGAGTTTTTAACATGGGTGAT